TTCAGCTCGATTCCTATGTAGTGAGAGATGTATCTAGGTTTTGCATAAGACTTTGCCAACAATCTACCAGCGCTCACTACTTCTGGCGTATTTATTGTTGCATCACACTGATTGAGGAAGTCTTCAATCCAGTTGGCAGTCCTAAGACCCCTCATATATCCGTCCATTCTTGCGATTACGTTTCTCCACAGATCTTCTCCATTAGGTTCTCCGACGAACTCGTCAAGAATCTCCTCGAGATCCTTAACCATTATGTTAAACACTCTTCTAACGCCTATCTGCTTCCAGTCTGTTGAGGACGCAAAAGTCAATCCGTGCCTTACAGCATATCCAGCACCTTTCATAGTGATTGGATTTACTCCTGCGATTATTAGCTGTTCCATCTCAGAAGCGGTAAGACCTCTGTCGGTACCTACGCAACCGAAGATGAACTGGTTAGCAGAAGATCTGTGAGGATCGATTCTTCCAAGAAGTCCAGCATATACTATTCCGCCGTTTATCGAGTAATTAGTTCCGCCTATCGAAAAAGTCGCGTTCGGATATGCTGACGCGCTTTGCCCGTTTGCTGACGAATAAGCTGCCACTTCCGTTACTACGTTTGCGAGAAGCGTTGCAATTATTGGAATCGATGCTATCCTCTTGAACGATTCACAATGAGCTGCAAGAGCTGTGTTCTTTGCTGTCGAAGGATCACCACCTATTGTAACTATATCAATGTCTTTATCTGTCTCGAAAAGAGACAGACCAGTCCTTGAGTCAGTTACACTGTCAAACCCTCCGATATATGCTGCATCGTTCACAACTCCGTCTGTACCACCAGCAAGAGCAGTTGAAGAAACGTTTGCTGGTACTAATGTTCCGTCTTTTGTAGCAGTAACAAGCTCACTGTGATCGTTTATCGCATTAACAAGTCCATCGAGTGTGGTAAAGGAATAGTTCTCTGTTTCTCCACCGTATGTAATGGTGAGAACACCGTCGGTAACAGCAAACGTTATGTTGTTTCCGTAAGCTCCTTTGTATTTTGCAGTAAGAGTAAGTGAATCTGCTTCTCCTGCTGCAAGAAGCGTCTTTGTCGCGTAGTCAGCTGAAGATCCTGCTACTCTTACTACTTTCAATGCTTTCGGCCTCTGAAGAAGGATAGCATACAGCGCTCTTGCATCCGCCTTCCCGAGTCCACCAAGTTTACTATTTATTTCTGATGGAGAGTTTATCGATATTATCTCGTTCAAAGGGCCAAAAACGAAATCACCAACAAACCCTACTGTTCCACCGCTCCCAGATACGTTTGGAGCTACTGGAAACGTTCTTACATCTACACTTACTCCGGGTATCAAACTCGACATTTTCTTGCCTCCTTATGTTTTCGTTGAATTTAACTCTGTTTCTAACACTAGATCGTGTGCTTCTCTGAATATATCGAATCCCCAAAACCTGCAATCGAGAGAGAACCTGTAATAATCCTCATCATTTTCAGTCTCAAAGTGTGTTATGTGTCTGAAGAATATAGGGTCTATAAAAGTTGCATTTCTTATAGTCTTCAGAGCTGAGTGCAAACTACTGAAAAGCGAATCTCTTTCCCTCGATGATTTTGAGAATATGTCTAGTTGAAAGAGAATCGAGTACGCTTCTCGCGATCTGAGAAGCGTTGCAGCAGTTGCTGTCTTGCTTTCTATTGTTACCGTTATGAACTTGACTGGCTGACCTGAAACTCTTGTGATTACAATGCTAGGCATTGACTGCTGTGCCTTAGTAAAGTCGGTTATCACTTTTGCGGAGACTGAATACAGAGTAAAATATGCTTGTATCTGCCTCAAGAGGCTGTCTATAAACTTCTCCATATAATCACTCTCCGTAATATCTAGTAAATGGCCTTCCTTCAGCGCCTGTTTCAAGGGACATACGTTTCAAGTCCAGCTTTAATCTCTTCCTCATCGTTTCAAAAGCTGGTCTCATAAATGGATAAGGCATTGTCCCCTTTTCTCCTATTGTTTTCTGAACAGCCTTAGCTATTGGATATGCGTCCTTTTCGCTTACACCGTGTTTTCTGACAACCCAATCTATTAGAGGTCTTAATGGAGGATAGTGCGGGATAGTTCCTCTTTCAACATACGGAGCGTGCGGAGCTGTGTTAGTCAAATACCAAGTGCTTGTTAATGCCCCGCCTTTGGTCTTTATTATTTCAAAAGACTTGTCGCTCACCAGTTCATGTGTAACTATGTTGTCGTTTGTCTTTAGAGTGTCTTGAGCGTCCTCTTTGGCCTTTACGAGGTTTCCTGAAATTATCGCATCCACGTATCTTTCTACCTGACTCATTGCACGCGATTTCCAAGATGCGAGCATTCTGTGGCCTTCCAGCTTAACGCTCATTTCAACACCTTCGCAAAGCACTTGATGATAGATTGGTTTGGATGAATCCTTATTATCGTGTAAGTTTGATTCCTCCACAAAATCTTTTCGTTCTCAAACAGCTCATCGTCCGTGTAAACAACAATCGCGTCGTTAGGTACAATCCCTTGAACAACTGAAAGCGTGTCTAGTTCCGCTAGTCTGACTATTGCTTTGATACGTCTGCGTGTTTCCCCAACGACGCGTACTTCTCCTCTAATGGAATCTTCTTCTACGATCTCGCTTACGACCTCAACGATCTCGCCTTCTCTAGCGACTCTCCATGCGAGGCTCATATTCTCACGACCTTGTAAAGATCTATTACTGAAGTATCAAAATCCTCGTAATACGTTCTCAGCTCCGCTTCTCCAGTTCCATGAACACCCATTGGCTTGTTCCACATATACTCGCAATACTGCATGACACCCAGCTTCAAGTCTTCTGGAATTGTGCTGTAACCACCCTTGTAAGAAACTGTGAGTATGTCTGTTATCTTTGATTCAAGCTTTATCATGCAGAGGTTTGTGGTGTACCAAACAGCATAGGTGTTATCCAAAGAATCAACAACGGAGACTACTTCGTCAATAGGTGATTCATTGATGAATCCGACTCCGTTTATAAACTCTACCTGTTCAGTATATACTCCGTATGTGAATTGACGACCGCAATAAGACTTTACAAAAGCGATTGCTCCCCTAAGAAGCGCGTTTAGTCTTAGATCGTGCTTGTCGTCTTGAATCGCTAGGTGGTTTTTCAGTTCCGTCAGTGTTACCATCTTTGTCATTCCCTTCTGTAGGCTCGACTACCTCAAGATATTCCTCTCCAAACGCTGTGAATATATCTTCGTCTATGTTCAGGATTTTTCCAGCACCTATTGTCGAACCCACAAAGATGGGTTTCTTTACTCGTACAGTCTTCATCTATTCGCACCGCCTAGAATGGGGCTGATTCTTTTCCGTACAATACACCTACAACTCCAATCGTTAGTGTTGCTGAAGGCGTGAGAGAGAATGTTATAAACGGATAGCCAATATCTTTTACAATCTCAAGTTCAAACCATCCAACGTCATCTGTAATAGCTGTTCCTGTATAAGCTAAAGTTTTAGTGCCATCAGCGGTTGCTGATTTGTAGTATTTGACTGTTACCGTTGTGGTTGTAGCGGAAGCTGATAGCTGCCCTATAACGTGCATCCGTTCATATCCTCGAAGATCGACAGTCGTTGGTGTCGCAAGGGAGGTTATCTGTGCCAAAGGGTAAATCTCAAAAGCTTTTGTGTTCTCAAGCACAGAGAACCCCAACAGCGTTGCAAAAGTAACAACGATAATCATCACAAGTGCTAACTTTGTTCTCTTCATTTCATCACCTCATTAAAAGAGGGGCGCAAGCCCCTCTTGTTGTTAATCAGCAGCAGTCTTCAGGACTGCAAAGGCTTCTGGGAAGGCAATAGTTATCGCTACCCTTTCGATAGCTCTTATTGCCATCATGTTTGTTTCGAAGAGGGCAACTCCACCAACTGTTGCCTGATCGGCAATCTGAAGAGTAAGCTCCTTCTTCTTTCCAAAGTACACGTATCCGAGGTCTCCATAGCACATGAACTTAGTGCTAGGTGCACTTGCAGAAGCGGCCGGAAGAAGGGATGATTTTGAATATGGGTATTCCCATATCGTAGGCCCTGTGAACAGGTAAGGGCCAGTTGCTCCGTTCGTGAGCTTCTTGACAATGTTCAGCACGGTTCTGTGCATGAAGTATCTTGCGTTCTCTTCAGCAGCTTCGTGGACAGCTGCGTTAAGGTCAAGGAGGTTGTTCGCAGTTATATCAGTGAAGGCCGTTTTTGTTTTAGCCATAGTAACCACAGGAACGTCAGCGTGGTTCATTATGCCAGTAAAGACAGAGCCGTCTCCGTTGAATGTCTGATAATCTTCACCTCTTGCAAATGCCCTTGCGAAGATTCTGCCGAGAATCGACGTTATATCTATCTCGGAATCCTCAAGCAGATCGTTTGTTATCGGAACGATTATCGCAGCGTCCCTGATGTTAAGCTGAGTCAATCCGAAAGCTGGCTGTCCTGTTGTTATTGTGCCGCCTTCAGTAACCCACGACACGGCAGGTTCAGATGTGAGTTTAGGAATCTTTGCTGTCCTTCCGCCCATTTTCATCTGATTTGCAAACTGTCTTGTCAGCCCGTATTTGTATGCGAGTTCATCAACTCTCCCAATAAAATCATCAGGGACAAGATACCCACCAGTCGCGTCACCCTGACCAGTAAGAGCTTTAGCAACAACGTGATCTCTGTTTACTATCGCTTTAACGAGTTCTCGAAGTTCCTTCTCTGTTGACTTTGAAACTGGCGTTTCTGGAACAGGCGCGTTAAGAGCCTTTTCTTTGAGGTAAGCATCTATCTCTGCTCTAATAACCTCTGGCGTAACTGTTGCAATGGTTTTTACCTGATTCACGATGTCTGTTTTCATGTTTTCGAGAGCTTCTGTTATCTCCATTACCTTACCTCCTTAATGCTTCGTTTAATCTCGTCCGATACGGACTTTAGCTTTTGTGACAACTCGAAATTCTGTATATACTTAAGTGCCTTGTTTATTTCATCTGCTCTCTCTTTTATCCACATTTGCGATTCTTCAATTGCCTTCTTTAACGGTTCGAGAGCATCCTGCATTTTCTCCGTATCTATCTCGATCTTCATTGCGGAATGCTGATGATTGATTCCCTTTCCATACAGGCTCATAGCCAACGCTGCGGGATGTGCTGGAACATTGACAAGGGAAAGCTCGAGAAGCTCTTGCTCCATGAAGTGTATGCCCTTGTAACGCCCGCTTTCGTCCTCGATCCAATCGTATTTAAGAGGCAAGAACCCTACCGAAGATGCCCGCATGATCTTCAACTTGTAAAGGTTAAAAAGCTTGTCTGACAGATCGTTTACTCCCTCTGGAGGAAACTCTATAAGGAACGTGAGCTTGTCATCTTCCTTCTTAACTTCTTTAGCTCTAGCTACGGCAGGTATCCAAGCGTCATGCCCGAATAGGATAACGGGATTCTTCTTGTAATTAGCAAGCTTCCATCCCTTAACGTCTATGATGTCTCCGAGCCTGTCAACCTCACCTGTAGAGCCAACCATTCTGAGCGTCCTCTCTTCGTCGTTGGCCTTGTCAACCTCTGTTTCCATGCCGCTGATTACACGATCAATTGTTACTTCCTTTCCTATGAGGTCTTTCAGGTCTTTAGATTCGAGAACCGTTTCATCTTCCATCGAAAATTTTATTGCAGTTCCATATGAGAGGATAGAGAACGATTTGCCCTCTGAAACAACTTCAGCGTTTATGTCTCCGAAGAGATGATCTATCTGCTGTTTTACAATCTCTTCGATCTTCAAAACATCACCTTCTTTCCATCTTCAGCTTCTTTAAAGTCCTTCGGTTTTTCTCCTTCTTCAGCCTTCTTGAACGGCTCATCGCCCCACGGTACAGGCTGCAACCCCATTTCGTCTCTTACCTCGTTTATTGTCAGAACACCACGGTCTAAATACTGAGTGTTTCTCGTAGTCTCCAGCATCATGTTCTTAGGTATAACGCTGTCGTAGAAAAACACCTTGTCTTTGATTCCGTTATCTCTGAGAAGAGCTTTTGTAAGAGTCTCAGCTATCATCACGAGCTTCGGAGTAATAACGTCTTTTGCGTATGTGTAATCAAGCTGTTCAGCGCTAGCTCTGTTAACATCCTCTACTATGCCGAGCTTCGCAAGAGGAAGGCCGTATATTGCCGCTATCTCCTGCCTGTTATACTGCTTTAATTCAAGAAGCTGCATATCTTTCATAGGCATTGTTATAGGTTTGAACTCAAGTTTGTTCTCGAATAGCATTACCTTGTGAGCATTTGAGACACCGCGATACTTCTCGTCAATCTCAGCTTTCAGCCTTTTGAATTGCGCATCTGAAAGGGTTCTCTCTGCCTGAATAACAGCAGACGGTACAGCGGAGTTTCTAAAGAAATTCTTCTGCCACCTTTCAACGTAGTAAGCTGTGTCGGTAGCATCTGCTATTGCAGATATTGGTGATAGCCCCCTGAATACGTTGCTTGGGTTAGGGTACTTTATTTGAATAATGTCAGAATACTTGTATTCTGTTTCGTAAGACTGGCCAGCCTTGTAAGACCTGTATATCCATTTGCTAGGCCAACCGCCCTCGAGTTTCAATTCCAAACTCAAAGGATTCAGAGGATACAGTCCAACTGTTCTTCCAAACATATCGTTTATCCTCAACATCGTTGCCTCTCCTGTAAGCTCAAGAAACTGTCCTATCAGGAAGAACATCTCTGTTCTTGACATATAAGGGTTAGGACTGTTTATAACATCGAGAACTGGATCGCTCGTAATCTCGTCCCACGTACCGTCTGGCTGTATCTTATATAGCCTCAAATTTGCAGAAAGAATACTTGAAGATATGAACTTAACACACGCATAAACCCAAGACACTTTCTCGTTAGCCCTTAACGGTCTTCTCGCAAATTCCTCATCTGATGAAATTGATTCGTAAAGAGGCAGCCAACCCTGCATTGAGAAGCTCTTTTTAAGTCCTGTAAACATCTTCTGTAATATGTTCATACTCAGCTCCTACAAGAGACGCACCGAAGGCTCACCTTCAGAGGAGTTACCCCATGCCGCCAAAGCCAATGCTATAACGCAGTCGTCGTGCTTTCCTGCTGGTGCGTTCATCTTCAGCTTCCCTGTCGGAGTCAAGTCATACTGATAGAGCTTTAACTCATATATCAATTCGGGTATGTTAGGATATGTAATATCGTGTTGCTCTATTCTCATCGCCAAGTTATTTATGATATTAGTCTTAGATGACGATGTGAACTTAATCCCCTCTACCCATATCTCCCTAGACAGGTCTTCAAATATAGGGTCTCCTATACCAGTCGAGTCAATAACTACCTTCGCGGCCATACTTCGGGCAGCCTCTATGATTCTTCGTTTCTGTAAAGCCCAATCAATCTGATTGAACCTGTCAAAATACACAACCTTTCCTGAACCATCTATCCCAATTAGCACAGTAAAGTCTTCGTACTTAGCAAGGTCAACGCCAAGTGTTACAAGCCCTTCTGCCGTTGTAGGAAGACTGTATGGTCTTATATTTTCGTCAACATACCTAAAGACACCGCCAGTATCATCAAGAAACTCAGCGAGTATCTCCTGACGGAATACTCTTTCTGGGAGAGTTCTCTTGAGAGAATCAATTTCGGCTGGGTCTATGTAAGGATTCTGGTAAGTTGACATTTGCCAAGACTCAAAGTCTTCTTGTTCTTTGTCCTGACCGTTTATCCATAAGTGATAAAACCAGTTTTTACCCTTCGGAGTTCCTATCGCGAGAAGCTGCCCTTTTCTGTCTGAAAGGGCAGGTCGAAGTGCTTCGTACCACGCTTCCTCTGACATAAATGCCGCTTCGTCTATCGTTACCCAACCTAACCCTTCTCCACGCAAATTGTCTGGTCTCTCTGCAGAACGAAACTCAATCTTTGCGTTGTTATGGAGAATTATCTTTAGGCTCGCGCTGTTAGCGTTCTTGATGAGATCAGGAAAGCTGTTCTTTATCATCTTGAATCCTATTGCCGCTTGCGAGTACACAGGAGCTACCCACCAAGTGGTTTCCCTCGGGTTCTCGTATGCAAACTTAGTGGTCTCGTTCGCTGCCATCAAAGATTTTCCGAACCTTCTTCCGCAAGCGACTATCCTGAATCTCTTCTTTGACTTATGAATCTTCCATTGAGCTGGGTGAGGTTCGTATAACTTTATGCGCTCTTTTTCAATGTTCTTGGTTACGGCGCCCTTCGGTCTTCCACCTTTATTCTTTCGGGGCTTTGCCTGCGAACTCTGCGACGTATTTGACATTCTTTCTCTCCTGTATATCGAGTCTTTCCTTTCTTGCATAGTCGTTCGGGTATCGTCTTTCCAAGAACCATGCTGCGGCTTGCCACACGCCGTCTTGCGCGGCCTTCTGGATAATAGCTACGTTCCTTGCAATAGCTTCTCCTTCGGCCTTCATTATTTTGTCGTACAGTCTTCTCTCTATTGTTTCCTCTGGTGCGTTCTGCCCAAGCTCGAGCCAACGGTAGTATGTTGAAGGCGAGAGGCCCAATGCCCTTGCTGTATGCTCTCTAGTCATTCCAGCCCTAGCCATGTTTTCCGCTTCTACTATCGTCTGTTCGTGGAGTTTATATGTCCTCTTTATCTTGCGCCCCATATAATCACCTCTTAACTGCCGTTTTTCCTGTGAACTCCTCCCACCGCTTGATGATTACGTCACAATACTTTTCGCTGATTTCCATCATCATGCAGTCTCTCTTTAGCTGTTCACACGCTATAAGCGTAGAACCGGAGCCTCCGAAAAGGTCAAGCACGCTGTCACCAAAACTTGAACTGTTTGCTATCCCTATTGCACACAGCTCAATCGGCTTCATAGTAGGGTGAAGCTCTGATCTCATAGGTCGATCTACTTCCCAAACCTCTGTCTTGTTTCTTCCCGCAACAAAGCTAGATTTGTTCTTCCAGCCATAGAAGCAAGGCTCATACATTCTCTGGTAGTTTCCTCTTGACATTACGAATGCGTGCTTCTTCCACACAATTGTTGCAGACCAATGAATGCCAGCATCTATGAAGGCAAGTCTTTGTCTCATACCATCCGGCCCGGGAGCACCCCACACGTACATATCTCCAGAACAGAACTCAATCATTATCTCCGCCAACGTCAAGTTGAATTTTCTCCATTCTTCTGGAGACATCTCATCGTTTATGATTGATTCGTGCTTTCCTGACTGGTGCGAAGTATATTTCTTGTTTTTCGTGTTTACGTATCCAACGTTGTAAGGAGGGTCGGTGAAAATCATGTTTGCCTTTCTCCCGTCAAGCAGCGTTCTCACATCTTCATTGCTTGTTCCGTCTCCACACATGAGCCTATGATTGCCGAGAATATAAACGTCTCCCCTTACAGTCTTTGGCTTGTCTATCTTCTTCTCTGCCTCGTCAACATCAAAGCCGTCATCTGATGCGTCAGCGGCATAGTCAACAAAACTCTTTATCTCGTCGAGCGAGAACCCTGTTATTTCTATATCAAACGCTCCTGTATCCAATTCGACCAATAGCTCCTTGAGCTTTGGAAAATCCCACTCGCCACTTATCTTGTTCAGCGCTACATTAAGTGCTTTCTCTCTGTCGTCGTCGAGGTCTTCCTCTACCATTTCGTACTTAATGTCCCATCTTTCGGGATCTTCTCTTGCAAGCTCCCTTAGAACTGTCAAACGCTGATTTCCGCCTATAACGAACATATTTCTCTTGTTGTATATTATCGGGTCAACATATCCAAACTCTGAAAGGCTTCTCTTGAGCTTTTCTTTTTCTTCTTTGCTTATCTTGCGAGGGTTATACGGAGCTAGCTTAATCTCCGAAAGTTTCTTTTGAACTATCTTCACGCCTAATCCTCCTGAGATTCATAACGGCCATCAATTCTTTCCATTCCTTTATCTCCGCCTGAGATATGTCATCTGGCGGTGTGTTGTGTACCTTCCAATGGCACTCTGCGCATAGATAAACGAGATTTACTTCGTGGTCTGGGTCATCATCAGGAATCTTCATCCATGCTGGCACTCTTACCCTTCCATAAAGATGATGAACGTGGCCACTGTCAGCCCTTCTTCCGCACTTCCTGCATCTGTGGTTGTCTCGTTCAACTATCATTTCTCTATCTTTTATCGGCTTTAATCCGCCTCTTTTCATGAGCCCTCCAAAAAAGCCGGAGCTGCTAGTCAGGCAGCTCCGGAAACCTAAACAAAGAGGTTTTACGGTCTTGCGTTCTTACTGGCATACATCACACAGCCCGTTCGCTTGAGTTCATCAAAGCCTATATTTATAATGTCCTGCTGTTTGTCTTTCATATAGTGAATCGAATACTTTATTGTAGAGGTCGCCATTCTAGCGAGAAGCATCGGAACGTTAATTAGAATCGCTTCTATGAAAGTCTCGTTTTCTTCATCATAGTAACCATAAAGGAAAAGATTAGCATGGAGTTTATAAAGCTCTCCTTCGCTTCCAGAAGCGTGATTCCATTCTGTTATGGCAATATCTCTGAACGCGGCATGAATTGGTCTTCTGAACCTCTCTTGTACTGTCAACTTTATCTTCGCCTTCATATCAGAAGTAGGAACGTGTATTATTCTGTCTATCGCAAACTTTCCATCGAGGATAGTTTCTGCCTCTCCAGAACCTAGAATGGTATCCTGATACTCTATATGCCTGTTTCGGAATATGCGAGGGTATATACACTTCCTTGCTGTCATATGAGCCTTGTTTGTAAATGCTTGATTCTCTATCGTGTATGGAGTTTTCATTTCAGATATGCAACTATCTCAAGCCTCGGATTGTCCTTGTCAATATCGAAGTCCATTATTCTTGGCAAAGCCCAGTAATCGTCTTCGTACAAAATTCCCTCAAGGCTATCCATGAGAACCTTCAATGTGTTGTGAGTATCCTTCTTTCGCTTGCTCGGAAAGAAGAAATAGAGAAGCAAAACGACTTTCCTTCCATTAACGATTTTCCAGTTTGCATTTCTCGAAGCGACTTTAGCTTTTAGCGCAGCCTCCATCATGAAATCTTTTGCCTCTTTTGTTAGTATTCGCCTATGGCCTGAAGTAAAGAAGCAATGATTTTCACTTGGAGGTACAGGGATTGAGAATGATATTCGCTTTTTCGGCAAGACTCCCACCTCAAAGTAAAGGGCAGGGTGTGGCTACCCTGCCCTCATGGGGGTGACATAAGATGCAAAAAAATACAGGAGCAGTTAGCTCCTGCATGGCTTTCGCAATCATAGCAATTATACTGCATATTTGTGCGGAAAGTCAATCGGCGTTTTCAGAATTTTTCTAACAATTGTTCTCTATCACATATTGAATGTAATCTCTCAACAATTCCCATTCGCCGCCGAGCTTTTCCCATGCGCTTATTAGGCGGTCGCGAAACGTAGAGTTCGGGATACTTAACATTTCTGCTAATTCCCTCGTACTTGCGTATCTTCTTTTATGTCTAACAACTGTATGAGATCGGTCAATCAATCGCCAGAATATAACCTCCCTCTGACTCGGCGAGAGTGATCTCATCATTGTATCAAGTTTCATAGCAGCTATTACATATACAGCTTTCTCTCCGTCTGCTGTGCGTTTCGTTTGTACACATCCTCTTAATGTGTCCTTTGAATATGTTATTGTTTTAGGTGGAGTCTCAAAATATATCTCTCCATCTTTGAACGTAAGTGTAACCTGCGTATCAAGTATCCTCGACCATATGTTTTGATAGTTTCTCATTACCCACAGCAGATCGTCGTTTGTATAATTCTCCGTCAGCGCGAATCTCTCTAGTGATTTCATTGTTAATCCTCACAAGTTCGTAAGAGTTTAGGTCTGGTGTAAGCTGTCTTCCACACGAGCATATCCATGTTCCCCCTTCGTCACTGCTGAAGTATTTTTTCCCGCATTTCGGGCATTTTCTACCTATCATCTCATGCCTCAGAACGGAATATCGTCAGATCCGCCATCGTCCGAACCGAAGAATACAGGCTCTTCCTCTGTTATGTTGTTTGATTGCCGATCGGTTTGATTGCTGGAAGCGTTTTTCTTTTCCATAAATGAGAATTTATTCACTACAACTTTTGCAAATGTCTTCTTTGCACCTGCTCTGTCATTATAGTTGTCGATGTTGAGAGAACCTTCAACAAGAATCAGCGAACCTTTGTGAAGGAAGTTGTTCATCGTCTCTGCTGTTTTTGCAAAGGCAACAAGAGGAATGAAGTCCGTTTCATTATTCTTTGAAAACTCCCTATCAACTGCAATCGAACATTTGCATAAAGCTGTTCCTGTTTTTGCGTAACTAAGTTCTGGATCTCTTGTAAGCCGTCCAACAAGGATTATTCTGTTATAAGATGCCCCCATTATTCTTCCTCCAAATATATAGATTCCATGAATCTATCAAAAAATTGTGTCGGAGATTCTCCTGTGTTTGTGAGTGGCTTTGTCGCTATCATTTCGTCATCACCAATTGTAACTACAACCTTGTCATCATAAACTACGATATTGCAGACAGTTCCTTTTTCATCGGTCAGAAATTCCAAACGTCTTTCTTCCATGCAATGCCTCCTAAAATGCGTTCTAATGTATTTTTCCCGTCGCGGTATATAAAATATCAATATGGCAAAAAATGCGCGTTATACCTGATTTGTTTGCGTATCTTCGGCAATCTTGTGGGAAGTCTTGATGTAGTAATCGCCAGCTTTCTTTCCGTTAAATTCCAATGCTTTCCTTGCCCTTTCCCACGCCTCTGCGTGTCCTGATGCTTCTACTCTTATTTTTTCTGTTTTACGAGTATTCTTGTTCATCAACACAACTTCAAACATTTCATCACCTCTTGAGTATTTGCATTACCTGAGTAAGGCACTTATGCGCTTGCTCGTCGATCTCGGCATCTTCACTATCGATTCGTTCTAGGAAGCTGTTTGTTGCATCTACAACTTTGCAAATAACGTCTAACCTCTCTTCAACTTCTATCAAGGCTGCTCTTAATAAATTCACCTTATCCATCGTTCCGTCAGTTCCGTAAATCTCTGAAAGATCGACCTCGAGAGCATCGGCTATTCTCTGACAAGTATTTTTCGTCGGTTTATACTCGCCAGCCTCAATGCGTTGAATTGCGTCATCATGCAGTCCTGACTTTCTGCTAAGCTCCCTTCTGTTCAGCATAGATGACCTAGCGTTGTATTCCGATATAACGTCTTGTAGCTGGTACTTCAATCCTATTGCAATGCTTGCCAGTCTCTCGTATTCTTTCCTCTGGTTATCCGTCCATTGCTCAGAGGCCTGTTTGTAACTGTCGGCCTCCTCTTCTGCAATCTCTATCTTTGCTTTGAGAGACAGGTAATCATTGTATTGCAGCTTGAACCACTCGTAGTTGAACACAACGTTTTCAGCGTCTAGGGTGTTTTCGTAGATATTCGCGGCGCTCACAAGCGGTACTAAGAAAAATGTGATTAACAGGCCAATGATGAACGCAAGTATTATCGCTCCTACAAAACTTATCAATATCTTCACGCTATACCTCCTCGTAACGCTCTATCTTTCCCATTCTAGAGAAGGCCATGCTGGATATTGCAGAATACTGCTCTCGCGTAAGAGCATCCTTTGCAGCTTCAACAAACAACCTTTCGTAAGTCTTTCCTCTTGATGCTTTGATCTCTGAATTGATTTTGTACAATTGCCTTTGAAGCCTAATTACTTCAGATCGTTTAGCTTTCTTTGCGTTCTTTGCAGACATGAACCATTTGACGTCTGCATACTCTCCAGTTTCTAACTTCTTCTCGATAGCTCGTGAAAGCTGAAGGTCTATACTTTGTATATCCCTTGTCAATGCATCGATCTTCTCGAGAATTTCTTCCTTCTCTTTTTCGAGATCAATGAGTTGCCTATATACCGGAACCGACACAACGAGTGATTTGTATTCATTGAGCAGCCTTATAGCGACTTGCGCTGCAGATTCTCCGCGTTTATTATCTCCGTTGCCGATCTCATCAGGAAATTCTTTAACAATAAACTCAAGGA